GGTAAGTTGGGCGTCAAGTACAACTTCTGATCGTTCATATAGACACATAAACATCTAGATGTTATACTGGGGGTGCGACGGCATCCCCTTTTTTTATGAGAAATTATTTTATAAAACTCATTACCCATCCTGCCTTCCACTATAATCTGATTACTATCTCATTACTTGTTCTTATAGGGATGCTTCATAACCATGCTCATTACTCTATGGAAGTGGATGCTGACTCGTATGTCCTGCAGTGGTGCAGCAAGCATCCAAAGAAATGCACGTACAACCGTGACTGGTAGGTGTTGACAAAACTTTATATTTCCTATATACTATGTAAAGAAACATTACGGAGTGTATCGTGACTGTAACAACTAATGAGCGTGGACAGCAAAATCTGTTCGCTAAAGAACCTCAAATGTATGTCTCTCAGACTGACGCAGAACGTTATGGTTATGAATCATACGCCGAGAAAGCTGAGAAACTAAATGGACGCACTGCTATGCTTGGATTTGTTGCTGCTGTTGTCTCTTATGCTTTCAGCGGTAGCGTATTTTTCTTTGGTGTCTTCGGACTCTGATAATTAGGTATTGACAAAGGTGAGATCATTTGTTACACTACTTAGTGTAACAATTTAATAATATTAGTTAAATTTGTCTAACAACTATCAAAAAATAAACTAACATGGCCTATACAGTCACACTTCAAACACCTGACGGAACCGAAACTATTCAATGTGAGGATGACCAATACATCCTTGATGCTGCTGAAGAAGCAGGTGTCGATATGAATTACTCATGTCGGGCTGGTGCGTGTTCCTCTTGTGCAGGTAAGTTGATTTCTGGAACAGTTGACAATTCTGATCAATCTTTCTTGGATGATGAACAAATTGAGGAAGGATGGGTTATGACTTGTGTGGCCTACCCAACATCAGACTGTACAATTCTGACAGAACAAGAGGAGAATCTCTAAATATGGCACTACTAGCAATGGCTGTTATTTTACTTGTGACATTCACAGGAGCAGCTATGATGACTCAGAAAGGAGATCAAGAATAATGACTAACCCTAACGCACTTTATGAGGACATGGATAAATTAAATGCTCTCTATGAAGAACTCTGTTGGGGTCATGATGATGATTTGATCTTCACACATGATGGTGAAAAAATTTTAGTTATTAACAAGACTCAAAAAGATAATGGTTTTACCTAAGTGGTTTGAGCAAACTTCGGATCTTCCATACAATCGACACACATATGAAGTCCATACCCAATCAGGTTCGATTCATATACTTGAGAATTATATGGAAGTTCAGGCACTCTGGTTTCAACAAGGAAGGTTCCTCTCACATGTAGAGGTTCTAGATGTAAACAACAACAAAGGATTTAAGGAGAAAACAAATGAACGAAAACGCAGAAAGAATTAATGGTTGGGCAGCCATGATTGGTGTTATTGCCGCCATGGGTTCATACGCAACTACAGGTCAAATCATTCCAGGCTTATGGTAATCGAACAAACAATCTTATTTTGTTTGGTTCCTCTAATCTTCATGTTACTGTTGATAGAAGAGGAAGATGACGACGACAATATGGACGGTGGGATGATGGTCCCATCATATCAAGGGGCTCAATAGAGTCCCTTTTTTTCTAAATAGAGTTGCCTCGGATTGCTATCAATGCCCGAAGAAGTTAAGGTCGAAGAGACTAAAAAAGAAGATTCAAAGAAGAAAGGTCCATTAGGAAAGTTAAAGGAAAAAGTTGGAGATGCTGAGGATAACCTTGCCATTCTTTCAACCTTTGTTCGCTTAGGAATTCTTGTATGGTCTGGTGGTATTCTCACATTGAACTATGTAACAGTTCCTGGATTACCTCAGCAAAAAATTGATCCAACTTTTATCGCCAGTGTTTTCACTGGAGTTTTAGCAACTTTCGGGGTTCAGACTGCAAAGAAATCTGGTGATGGCACTATGAAGATGCAGAATGGTGGAGCTGCTGCTACTGGTGCTGGTGGTGGTGGAATTACAAAAGCAGATCTTGAAAGATTGATTGCTGCTGCATCCCAAACCGCACCATCGCAGACTATTAGAGTCGAGCAAGGACCAATCAAAATCGTAACTGATTCAGATCAACCCCCTACAAGATGTAAACATGGCAAACTCTACTTTTAAATTGTGTGCTCTTAGTATCGGAGGTGTTATTGCCTTCGCGCATATTGGAGCACTAGGTCATTTAATAAGATCTAAAGGACCTCAATATCCAGTCATCAACTTTCCTGCGGGTGATTATTCATCATATAAAGTAGAAGCAGGAAAAGATGGATATACAATAGAATATAAAGCAAACGATCCTGCTATTCTTGAGTCGCAAAGGTCATTATCTTCAGATAAGAACAAGAAAGGATTCTTTGGAGGTGGTACTGAGAGTCGTCGTGAGTGGCGTAAAGATCAATACACTATGGATGGCACTAGAAATCTAGGAGGTGCCACATTAGATGGCGAGGGAAAGTCTGCAAAAGACATAGAGTGTATCGTGGCGGACGCTGGAGCACGGTCACAAGGTGCGATGGCGGGAACTAGTATTGCTGCTGGAGTTGGTGTCCCTGCTGTGATTGGTATCCCATATGTTGGATGGTTAGCAGCTGGTTGGGTATCACTTTTGGGTGGTAGACTGGGATCTGAAGCAGGATCTACTGTTGGTTCAGTCTTTAATGATTGTTAATCCTAACTTAGTCATGAAGTCAAAACATATGTCACTTTAACAAATCTCGTCTATAATAGATAGTGTAGTTGCATGATTTATAATGAAATTTATTAGCGCAATAATCGTTACTGTAGTTTCAGCAATGATTATATTTTTACCTGGAATTGCATACGCCGTAGACGTAACAATGGGTTCCAATGGAAATCTTGTATTCAATCCAGATAATATTAGTATTACTGCTGGTGAAACAGTTCATTTCGTAAACGGGATGTTGCCCCCACATAATATTATTGTTGAGGGTAGAGCAGATCTTTCAAGAGAATCATTGATGTTTAATCCCGGAGAGATACAGGACATTTTGTTTGCTGATGCTGGGGACTATGATTTCTTTTGTGGACCTCATCAGGGGGCTGGTATGATTGGACATCTTCATGTTCAATAAGATCAAGGAGTGGGGGGAGACTCCCCCTCCTCCAGATTGGGTTACAAGAGAAGAAGTTCAGGAGATGATTGATGACGCAATTCGTAAGCACAACCGTAATGCTTCTATCATCAGTATGTGTGTCGGGTGGCTTGTCTTGGCTTTATTTGCTGAGGGGTTATTGAGATTGATTGGTGTCGTTCCGCCATTAACCGATTGGTTAGATTTAAGTTTAAAATAGAGGTACAATGAAAGTTGGATTGATTGGTCTAGGTCGTACTGGTGAAGGTATGTCCCGCCGTATGATTGAGAAGGGCATTGAAGTTTGGGGATATAGTAGTACTAACTATGAGAATGCCTGTGGACAATATGAAGCAGGATACCTTAGTGGGTGTGTAACTTCATTAGAATATCTTGTCCAAGCAGTTAAATGTGATAGTAAGAAGTTTATTAGTGCAGGAACAGTTCCTGGTATCTTTCAGATTACACTCCCAGAGCAAAAATCAGAAGACACACTTGATGAGTTACTACCTTTACTTGAGGAGGGTGACATCATCATTGATCATAGTACCAGTGACATAACAAAATGTCAGGAACTTCAAAGGTATTGTTCTAAGTTAGGTATCTCATATATCTTCTCTGGGGTATATGGAGAACCTGGTGCTATTGATGTTTGTTCCAAAATTTTCCAATCCCTATCACCAGGTAATGTCTAATGACTCTTAGCACAATTCTATTATGGATTTCAATTCCATTTGTGTTAGCAACAGTGTTCTTCGCACTTTATAAGGGAGAAAACTTTTATTACGAGAGTGGTGACTATGATGGAAATGGAACGGCACATTAAAATGCGTTATGATTTCGCTATGAGTGCATTCGCTAGAATGTATGGTGTAAATCATGTAATGAGTTCATCTGATATTTCTAGATTTTGTAAGAAGTGGGCTGAAACTGAGGGGCAAGAAGCACCTCACGGAACTATAAGTGAGATTAACTTTTACTTTTTAGATCACTGGAAAATCTGGGGAGGATATGTATGACCCACATCGCACTCAAGGCAGCACACTTTGCTGCTGCTACACTCAATAATCCTTTTGGAATTGGAACACTCAGTCTTTCATTGGTTGTTGTTCCTATTTTTGGTATGCATCTGGTTCACAAATACGGTTGGCAACACTGGGCTCCATTTCACAAATGAATTTATTATTACGCCCCCTTGATAATGTAAATGACCCTGTGTGGTCGGCAATTATATGTGTGATACTATCAGTTTTAGGGGCATTGTTCGTAGTCATATACATATTAAGAATGGCATTTGCTGAATTAGACGATGGCAGACCAAATCAACCAGAAAGATGCGAACCAGGACCAGCAGATAGCACTCCTGACACACAGGATTGAAGACGCTGAGAAAACTCAAGAAGAGTTTCGTGACAGGATTCGTAAACTTGAAAGATGGGTTTGGGGCGCTGGTGCCGTCATATCAGCAGCGATTACAATTATCGGTTTAGCAATGGCAGCAGATGCCAAGGAGATTAC